AGAAATTCATTAACTGCTGACCCTGTTTTTTGAAATATTATTTGTTCATTACCATCATCATCTGCAATGAAATGAGCATCGTCTATTTTAATGTTGTTTGAATTTGTATCTAAATCTCCACCTAATTGAGGAGAAGTATCTGACACAATGTCAAATGATACTGTGCTATCTATAAAATTAATTGTGTTTGCAGAAGTATCTACTGTTGCAAAAGAAATATCATCTGAGCCATCAAAAAATTTTATTTCTAAACTATTTGATCCTGAATTTGTAGTATCGAGCCAAAGAGTACCAACGGCAGCACCACTTGGTCTTGATGTGCCAGAGTGCATAGTATTTAATGCTGAAAGTGCATTATTTAAATCAGTCCTAAAACTAGGAAACGACTGATTCGCAATATTCATATCATGTTGTGCCATAATTTCTTATACTCCTTTTAAAATCCTTTTGCAATAAAATCGAATGTTTTTGATACACCTGAATTAGAACTATTAAAAAAAGCAACATCAAAGCCATTAATTGTTTTATTAGTTACAGTAAAATAATCTCCTGTCGCCATTCCTTGTCCTGTAATTCCAACTGCATAATTACCACTTTTAAATGGATTTGTAAATGTGATTGATTTAGTACTTGTACCAGAAACAATATCATTTCCACTAAATATTCTATCAACCATATCTACCGTCACTGTTACTTCAGAAACAACAGGTGTAGAGGCATTATCCCTTGAAATTAAAACTACTCTAAATTTAAAATATCTAGCAGTATACTCTCCAATTACAAATGTTCTAAAATCTGTGTATGTTGAATTATCGTCTGATGTTGCAATTTCAATATGTGCATTACAATTTGCTGGTGTATCTCCATCAAAGTTAGAACTAGCAGAATCAAAGTTGCCACTCCTATTGTCAAACAAGTCATCTGGATTATCTGATGTTTGTGTTAACGATGCAGTAATTCTAGCAGTATGTTTAGCACCTATATCAATAACATTTGCAAACTCATAATTACCACTTGATTGAAAGTCTGCATTAGCAACACCTGAATCAAAAAATCTAGTTGTTTCATCGTCAAAGTCTCCACTAGCACTATCAAATAATTCTGAAGAATCTAACTCAATCGCATCATCTGTAATAACAGTATTTGTTAAAGTTCCAGAAAATGTAGGGTGTTCAGATTGAGTTGTTATTGAATTAAAATTTAAAGCACTTGTTACATTAGAAATAATTGCAGTTGCGTTTGATGAAAAATTACCTAGTTTATCCACTGCCTTTATAAGGTAAGTTCCTTTTCTAGCTGGTACAGAAATTGATGTTGCTGGTCTTGATACTTTTTCAACTAAAGCCACCGAGTTTTGCCAATCAGCAGTACCATCTGTTTTTTCACTAAATCTTAAATTATAGAAAGCAAGATCAAGATCGCTAATTTGTTCCCAACCTAAATGTGCCTCTTGTCCTAGAATATTACAAGAAAAACCAGTCACATCTGATGGTGGTGCAATAGCACCTACGATAGTTCTTTGTGCAGATACATAAGTAGATGACACTCCTAATGTATTTACTGCTTTTACTCTTACATCATAAGTTTGTTGGTCTATTACATTAAGAACTCTATGATTTAATCCTGAACCTTGTGCATAAATAATAAAATTAGAATCTGTGCTTAATTTATATTCTACTTGGTAAAAGTCTATAAACGAATCAGGACTTGCACCAATAGATACATCTAAAGCTACAATTACAGTTCCATCGTTATATTCAATAAGTTGGTCAGACAAAGTCACACTTGCTGGTGGTTGGATAGTAAATGGATTTGGTAAATTTGTTGATGGTGTAGAACTTACTTGTGCTTTACTTGCCCATGTATAATGCGATGCTTGATATTCAACAAGAGATAATCCTATTGTAAAATCTTCATTAAATGTAAGACCCATAACTCTAAATGCTTTTGCAGTAAAGCCTAATGATGAATGTGTAATATTAACTATATCTCCAATAGCTAAATCATAAGCATCAAAGCTAACATTTAATCCTAATGTAATTGCCTCTCTACTTCTTCTTAAGATAACTTCTGCCATTTCTTCTGCTTGATATGGTGATGTTAGTGTTTTAAAAGTAAATCTACCCTCTAATAAAAATCCACCATCAGCAGTTTTCATAGTTGCGTGTTGATCTGCACTTGCTAATCCACTATCGTCTAATGGAGGAAACTGCACCTCATCTACTTGATAGTTACGATCTGGATTTACAAAACCAACTATAACTCTATTATATCTTTCATTCTTTGTTGGAATAGATAAATTATATCCACCAATAATATCATCTTCTGTAAGTGTTATTGATGCACTTCCTGTTGTTTCAATAATTAATTTATATTTACCACCAGTATAAGGAAGATAACCTCTGCACCCTTTTAGTAATTCTCTAACATTATCTATAATTTTTTGTGATGTATCTAAAACAGTATTTGTATCAAATATGTTAATATCACTTGCACCTGAATATGGAGTAACTTGTGTAACACAAACTTGTGATGCGTCATAAAAACTTTGTAAATCTATTTCAGAAGTAGCAATACCTTTGCCATATCTTTCATTTCTTAAATAATCTAAAATACAAAAAGCTGGATTTGTAGAAAATGATGCAGTTTGCTCTGATAAGTTAGATGCAAGTGTAACAACTTTTTTACCTTTTACTTTTGCTTGAACTTTTGGTATTCCTGTAAATGCATCTTGATTCCATTTAAACCTTAATGCTAAATAACATACACCTCTTAATCTATGATTACTCCCCCATGATGATAATGTAGATAATAAACTAGATGCTGATTGACTATCTGTACCAAAAAAAGGTTGTATTCTAATTAAACTTGCAGAATCTTTATAAAAGTTACTATCGCTACTTCCAACTTCTACTTCTGTGCCATCTGATAGTGAAGATGCAAATGTAACTACTTTATCATCAACTCTTATTTCTTCTATTGAGTTTATCTCTCCCTCTGCTAAAACAATAGCCATGTATAAATAGGTGTTATCAGTTCCTGAAGTTTCCATAAAGACCCTAGTACCACCGACAAGTCTTTCTCCATAAATTATAGGAATATTTGCGTCATTAGATTGTTTGTTTAATAATATACCTCTTTCAAAATCATCAAATTCATTTGTACCAAAATCTTCTATTTCAGGAACTTTTGGTCTTAATATCCATGAAAGAAATAAAGAAACACCAAGTGCTACTAATGGATTTACTCCAAAAAATTTCTTTGTTACAAAACTAACTGCACTACTTAAAAGACCCATTATGCTCTACCCCACTTAATATCTTGAACAGTTTGTGAAGAAAAATCCATACCTACATCTCCACTAAAAAATCTTTGTTGTGATGTATTATTTGTTTTACGACCATTTTTCTTTTCAAAATCTGCCCAATTAGAAACAATACCTAAATTTACTTGACTACTTTTATCTGATTCTGCAATATCAAAGCTATCTATTTTACCTCTATATAATAAAAAAGGATCAGAGATTAATGCGTTTGAGTCATCTAAAAAACCTCTAAATATATCTACACTATCATTAACTACATTTTCATTTAATACAGTTGATATAAATGTTTGATCTGCACCAGATAAATTAAGACTTACACTTGATTTAGTTATATCTGTTTCTTCAGTGTGATTTGATATACCTAATATAAAATCACTAGCACTATAAGTTACTGATGAACCTGATATTGAAGAAGTTAATGGAAATGAACAATCTGTGATATTAACAGGAGTACTAAAACCAATAGTGATAAGGTGTACTGGTCTAATATCATTTGTCGCTAGTTCTGTCTTTACTGCCGATGTTAAGTTTCTCGTCATATATTTCGTATGTTGTTCTCACTGTTTTTTCTGTTCCTTTTAACATAACAAAACTAAAACTTCCATTAGGAATAGCATTAGCTTTTAAATCATTTTTAATAGTGTCTATTTCACTTTCATCTACTACTTTTTCTGCAAAAAAATCAGCAGTCACATAATGCCTTATAAGATATTTTGCCATTAAAGAGTTTCTTCTACATCAAATTCAAATTTGTATAGTAAATTGCCGTCTTTATCTGCACCTACAACTCCAAATTCCTGTATGTCGTTTGTTAAATGCACTGTAAAAGGAACATTATCATAAGTTACTACTGAATCATCTGCTAATGCAGTAATTAAAGGTGGCTCTATTGTAACGGTACAAGCATTCGATGATGAAGTAGCATCTGCAACAACCATATATACTTTATCGTGCGAGGCAAACTTAATAAAGTCTCCCGTCTTAAATCTGCCTGCACCATCGCCTGCGAATCCGTCCATAGCTATTGTTGTGTCTCCAACTGCGTGTACACCATTTACTAATACTGTTCCTGTTTCTGTACCTCTAGCATCTTCAATTTCTGGTGGGATAATTGTAAAATTTTCTTTACCTGATCTTTGTTTTACAATAAATCCCATTAGTTCTCCATAAACATCTGATCTTTTTGCAGTTATAATACTAGCAGTAAAACCAAATCTCTGATTATCAATTTGTCTTGCAAGTTTCTTACCTGATTGTGATTTTGATATAATTGTATTCTGAATGGACTTGATGCCCATTGTTTCAAATTTTGCATTAGATATTGGAAAAGCACCTGACATTATATTAGATTTTTACTCCCTCTTTCATTAACTGCGTTATTGATTATTTGTGTAATAGTTCCTCTGTTCCTTACTAAGAGATCATCAAAGCCACTTGCGTCTAAAGTATTAATATTAAAATTTACTGTTGTTTCTCCTCCAGATGTACCTCTAGCCGATTGTTGTATTTGTCCTGTTGAGTTTGGAACAAATAATTCTGCACCTCTCTCACCAACTACAACAGGTTTACCTTTTGATACTGCTCCACCTTTTGCAAAACCTAAGAAACTCATAGCAGTACTTACAACACCTAATCCTGTGTTTTTTCTTAATTCTCTATTTTGTTCTCTTAATATTTCTAAGTTTTTCTTTTCTTTTTCTAATCTTCTTTGTGCTAAAAAATCTCTGACAGTTTCTTGGATAACTAATTGTATTGTAAATGCTAAAATATCAATTAAAATTTTTTGTGCTAATTCTTTCATAGACATATTTAAATCTTTACCTAAAACAAGAGCCTCTGCTAAACTCCTTGAAAATGCTTTCAAACCACTTTGTGCCATTTTGGCTATTGTAGTATTTATAGACTCAAAGTCTTTTTTAAATGCCTCTAAAATATTATCTTTTATTTTTTGTAGATTGAATCCAACTTTTTCTGTTTCTTTTTCAAAATTTGTTGCTGCTTTCATCAACTCATCCATAGACTTTTTAGATGCAATTATATTTTCATCAATTTTTTTAATAAACTCGTTTGCTTTTTCAAACATTCTACCCATTGATTTTTGATCGCCTGATCCAAATATTTTATTTGTTATTTCGTCTAGATCGACACCAAATTGTTTTAATAAAGCTAAAATACCTACAACTGCTATTTTACCACCTCTA